CATTGTACTGATTGAAAGGAAAAATAAGTGATTGAATTAATTATTGCTCCATTGGTTTTTGGTCTTTTAGGTGGTCTTGCCGTTTCTTTTTTAAGGGAAAAATTTAATGGATAGATATCTTTTAAGTGAATTCTTCTCACGCTGTACTGAACACATTGTTGAAAGAGCTAATCAATACGATGCTCCAGAGCTTAATTTGAAGCGTATTGCTGATGCTTGGACTAACTTCTTAAAGCGTGAGGTTAGTGCATATGAGGTGGCAGTAATGATGGCCCTGCTTAAGCTTTGCAGACTTTCTCAGGGGTATCATCAAGATACCCTCGAAGATGCTGCTGCTTACATTGCGTTAGCAGAACTTCTTAAAGGTACTGATGATGATTCAGCTTTAACCGATGATAATAAACTTCACGATTTATGATCCTAATACCGCATGGCGAATGCCTTGTTTTATGACCATTTTCGTATGATCACGAAACAGATTTCGGGATCAAATTTTTCCTTAGTTCACGCAAATGCGTTTCCCTTAACTAAGAGCAATCCTTAGTTCATGTTGCTGAATGTTTTGCCGTGATTCATTTTCGTTTACCCACCTGTTTAAAGAGGGTCTTAAGGTTTTTGATTAAATCCTTTGTGTTGAAAACATCAAACACTTCCGATCTAATTTTTTCCCCATGTGAATGAACATAAGCTAACAGAAATGTTTCCCATGAGCGTAGACATGGTGTTGAGTATATTAATTTTGCTGTGGGTGCTGACATCAGATGTTCGTTGAACCTGGAGTCCATTCTTGATGTAAATCCAGCCTTGATTCTTCCCTGCGAGAACTCAGGTACAAGAAGTATTAGGTAGAAGAATCCATCGTCAGATATCTTGTTGTTAACCGCTTCATCTTCTTTGTTTACTGATGCTCGGCCCTTCATTAGCTCACGAAATAAACTGTACTGGGTGCTGTCCATGACAGAGCAGTAGTGGCCCTTCTCTGCTTTCATTCTAGTAAGAGGTTTCATCTTCTTTTGTTTTATAAATGTTTCAATGTTTCTTCTGATGGTTGTATAAGCTAGGTCAAGGTCAGCAGAGATGTCTGTAAACGACCAAAAGTTTTTGTCATCCATGATATATACCTTGGGCCAAAAAGAAAGAGGGTCTTACGAACCCTCTTAGGCTAACAGTATACATGATTGATGGTGCTTTTTACTAGTCTAATCATCCCCATTGTGCTGCCATAGCATCTGCAATTCCCTGATAAGTTGTTGATCTTAGCTTCCAGCGATCCTTAGATGGGCCAAGGTTGTTCTGGCCTGATGGCGTTTGATTTGCGTACCTGTCTTTCTTTATGATGTCAGTTGGTTCTAGCTTGGGTACACCTTTAAGCCATAAACAAGTTGACTTTGATGCATCTTCTCCAAACATCCAAGGCTGAATAATTTGATCTGGTTTCCTGATTGCTGTATTGATTCTACCAATAGGATTCTCTAGTACGATTTTGGGTATAGGTGCATTGAATAAGAGGGTCACAAACTCTAATGATTCCAAGGTAAGTTTGTCTCGACCTGGAATGCGTTTGTTCCAATGCAAGCCTGATGATGCAAGGTAGGTGCAGGGCGGGTGAGCAATCATAAGATCAAATCCAAGATTGTTCCTGATAAAGTTTATCACATCACCCTGGTAGTGTTGTCCTGGTTTGTCTGTAGGAAGCAAATCGCATGACCAAGCATCATGGCCTTTAGCTTTAAACGCATCCCTGACAGTTCCGCTGTACTCGCAAGCAACTAATACTTTCATAATTCTTCCTTATTATATTGTTTGATTCTTTCAAGATCCCACTCGAAATTTGCACGATGATCAGCCTTAAGCCTTTCATTAACTTTTGCAGCGGTTTTCAATGAACGATTGGTGTTAGCTAAAGTTGTTCGCAAGGATTTTAGCTGGGCTTTAACTTTTCTTAGTTCATCGTTTAGCCTTTTAAGTTCCGCAGCACCTCTTGCTGACAGGTTTAATCCCTTTGTGTGGCATAGGTTGCATAGGTCTTTATAGCCATACATTTTTACAATCTTCTTACCGCACTTAGAGCATTCAATAGGTCTTTTCATATTGCTTCCTTAATAATATTTTCACCCTACAGGTTTGGTCTATAGGGTGAAGAAAAAGAGGGTCTATTAATCTAAATACGAATGATTCCATCCCATAATATCGCAATATATTTTACCATGAATTTTTGCCATATCCTGTGTAGTGGCATTGCATCCACTAATAATGGATGTCCTACCATCATCAGTACATCGTTCATCAGCTAGGATAGCAGATATGAACCTGAGAATATAAGCCTCTGATGCCTTTAAATTGATTGTTACGATGCGATTAGGATCGTAATTGGGTTCGCCTTTGTCAGCGAATTTAGAAGATAAAATAGAAGAAGTAGTCATGGTTAATTCCCTTTCAAAAGAATTAAAACTTTTTGCTTCCCTAAAAGTTAGGGGGTAGCTTCCAGCAAAACAGGGTCTATTACAATTCAAACTTATCAGAATCCCATTTATAAGGGATGATCTTCCAAAGGTCTAGCCCAGCAGCATCGTTTGAATTTGGATGCTCTTTCGGACAAAACTGCCATGATGTAATTACTACACCATCAACACTAATGGTGTGATCTTCCATCAAGGACTGCATTATTTCGTCAGGTTTGCAGTCCTCGAAATCCTCGTTCTCTTGATCTTGTTTCTCAATCTGAAGCAAGAGGTAACCTGAGATGTCTTCTACGCATAGGCGAGAAGGGAGCGGGCCTCTTGCTAATGCGTTTGGGTAATCGCCAGGATCTTCCCATACTGATGTGATTACTTCCAGAGTGTTTTTAATGATCTTCATTTAACTAACCTTTCGTAAAAAAACAGGGTTTGATGATATTTAAAGCAGTCCATTCATTACACGAATATACAAATCTTGGTTAGCCAGGTGCGTTTCCAGTACACATTTTATCCATCCTCTTCGCAATTCCTTGGAAGCTGATTTCACCCGATTATTCCAAAGCTTACGGATGATTGCAAGGTTTGGTAGCATACAATGTAAGCTTCCAACCTTCAGCTTGATTACACGCTCGTTATCGCATTCCATCAATTCAATCGGCTTATCTTTATTTATTCGCAGCATGATACAATTCCTTTCAAAAAAAAATGATAAAATTTTAAACACACATTTACCAGGCGAACACACCAAAAATTTTTACGCTATAGGTTTTGCCCCCTATAGCATTGGGAAACAGGGTTGGCCCTATTTCGTCACTTTATTGGGTTGCCATGCCATAAAGCTGATGCATAATATCTTCGCTCAGATACTATGTTTTTATGGCATGGTTGGCATACCATTCTACCGATATCCTTAATCAAAGGATTGTTTTTTGTTTGTTTTTTGTTGCAGCAAAAACAATTGGTATTAAGCTTATTCATTGTAAACATCCGTAAAAAAAATGATAAAAATCGTAACACACAAAAAGAACCCAGCGAATTTTTTTTTCTGATTCTCCAGGTTGGATGGCAAAAAAATTTTTTGACCTAGGAATTTTACCCCCTAGGTTATTGAAAATAGGGGTTGCCCTAAAAATGGAATTTATCCATGTTAGTTTGGTATTCAAGGTAATGATCTCTCAACATTGAATAACCTTTATCCAGTTCGTTTTTAGTTCGTTCAATTGCTCTAAGGATAACAAGTTTAACTCGATCCTTGTTTGCATCATCAAGTTTATCGAATATCGATTGTATTTGATAATGGTTGCTAGTGCTTAAATGATTACGCATTGCCCAAACTTGTGTGCCTGATAAACAATTGCCCGCTCTGATACTATCCACAATAGATATTTGAACTTGAAGCCGTTCAGCTTCTTTAATAACCTTGTTTACCTTTTTAGGATCATCTGAAAAGATAGCCGATTTTAGATCGACTTGTTTTCGTGCCTTATGGTTGCTCTTGGCTATAGCAACCATTAATTGCCCGCTCTTGTAATCGTTTTTCTTAATCGCATATGGTAACAAGTCTAGAGCAGTAAAATGATAATCCATTGATTTAATGCTATTGGATTGGATTTTAAACCCTAAGTGATCAATGGCAAAATAAAATCCTCTGGGGGCTTTTATTACTCTTGAAATAATGCCATCATCGGTATCAGTTCTAAAATACATGGTGCTTTTATTAATCAAATATCCAAATGATTGGATCATAGGTGTATAGCTAAAACGATCATATTTGCATCGGCTTGAATATCTACCATGATTATTAGATTTTAAATGCGATGGCTTAAAACAAGATTGAATATCAGTATAATTTTTCTTTTTATGATCATAAATTCTTGAAATATAACTAGACCGCCTAGTCCCTATTGGTATGGTAATACAATTTCTAGGCCTAAAATTATTATCGTAATCAGAATCAATAAATCGCATTAGTGAATAAGTTTTTATTCGTGGTGAATATGATCTAGAATTATGTAAATCTAGTAATTCACTAGGCTTTTTACCTTGTCGATGCATTGCCTTGATTGCCTTAAAATCAGATAGTGTTTTAGGCTTGCCATAAATACTCGACATTGTGAGATACTCCAAATAAGGTTAAGTAATACCGATAATGACAAGGAAAAATACCTTGTCTATTGCCTTAAGCCACACTATCTAAAAAGATAGCATGGCAATAAGGTAAAATTTTTAAGCTTTGAAATTTAGGGTATACCCTATTGAAAATAAGGGTAAGGGTGTTAATTTTAATAGCTAGTATCTTTAAAATCTGTAAACAATGATTCTAAATATGGTTGGGCTTGAAGTAAGGTTTTAAACTTCTTTAATTCATCAATAACTTTATATGACGCAATACCATTAAAGAATTTAAACTGTTTTTTGGATTCATCGTCATCCATTGCAAGTTTAACTAAAATAATACCAATATCATTAATTTGAAATCGGTACAAAAATTCATTGTTCAAAATATTCATGGCAATAACTCCAAATAGGTAGAATGAAACAAGAAAAAACAAGTAAAGAAACAAACTGGGGGCAATTAAACCAACTGTAAAGAATCTAAAAATCTAGGTAATTCCCTAGGGATATTAGGATTGACAATAAAGCCGTTAGAATCGTCTTTTTTCCCGCTCCCCTTCGCAGATAGTCCAACTATTGAACCAATAGAGTCTAGGAAACGAATATCGCTATTATCTCCATCAATAACGGGAATATCTAAAAAGCTTTTAGGTAATTGGTTCTTTTTTGCAAAAAATGGTATAGCGACATTAAACCCACTATTTACAATTTTTTGAACCATTCTATCGCTAGTATTTTCAGAACGGCTAAAAGTTAAATGGTAATTTTTTGGAAGTCTATTTTTGTCCAATCTTGATGGAATTTTTGTATAATCATAAAACATTACATCATTGAATTGTTCAAACAATTCGGGAGCAATTTTTTCCCAAATAATATCAGAAAAAACATTCAATCGAACAGCTAATTTTTTACCCTCTTTTTTTGCCTTAATATTAGCCTTAAATATCTCTATTTTAAGCTTTTTAATAAACAATGGACGATCTTGAAAGAATAATAGCTTTCTTGCTACTCTTGCCATTTTAGTAGCATGGAATCGCCCCCTACCACTGATATAGATACAATGCTTGTCGCATTGTTTAGACTTCATTGAACAAACTTCATACCCACCAATATTACTAGGGGCAATTTGTATACCCAATACTTCATATCCATTTAACTTATCTACTTCCAATTTCATATTGGAAGATAGAATACTGTTTACCCTTAAAATCTTGTCAAGTTCGGGATAATAAACACTAGGTGTAATATTTCTAATCTTCATAGTATAATCCTTAAAAAATTGTGTGAAAAACCATAACTAGCAAACAATACTAGTTAATTGTTATTGCGTTATCCTTGATTAGCTTTATGCATTTATTCTTACAAGCTACCCAATGATTTTTAGCTTCCATTGCGTCAATACCGAATACCATTTTATCGGTATTCATATCAAAAACATCGGTATGATATCCACATCCGATAACCATATAATTGCCAAAACATTGCGATTTAGTGATATACATTTTATGTCTCCAGTTCGATTAATTGCCTATGATTGTTAGTAAAAAAACTACGATTGTAAACAAGACGATTGAATAATTAAACATTGTGATTATTACCTATTTAATTCGATATCTATTTTTGCTACTAATGCAAAAAAAGCAATAATCTCAATTCCCATTACAAATAATGTAAGTGGTAGATTATTAGTAGAGAATGCAAGCAATACCGAAGAAACGATAATTGCACCTAATGCAGAACCAAACATAGTTAATAATGCTAATACCTTAATTACGATCATGATATAAACCCCTTATTATTCTGATACACTTGTCTAGTTAACTCACTTGGTTAACTTCATATTCATATGTTAGTAAGAATCGGTTTATTTGTACATACCAGTTTAATAAATATTACAAAATACTAACTATTTTAGCATGATAGAATTTCGTAAACCATTGCAATATATAGCTTTATGACTATAAAACTATTTTTAAAATAATTGCTATTTAAGTCTATTTTGGAGTATAGGTTGTAAAAAATAATCACGATTCCATCGTATCTATCATGCTATTATTGGTATTTTGTACCATTCCAGGTGTGATGATTAGGATGGTAGATAATGGGGGTGTTGTATGCTTACAGATAGATATATATCAATATATCAATATATATATATATATTTATATATATATTATTATATAATAATATATTCATATCCAATTTAGTACATTCTCTACTACTTCTATAATAGAATCAAGATTCTAATTTTATTTGTTATATTCAAAAATCCTAATGTATACTAATATGATAGAATGATAATAATATATTGATATCCAAAACTTGTTTACCCTATTAATATTTGGAGTTGGATTTTACACCCCCCACCCCACCCTAAACTCAGAGACTTTTTTTTGAATCCGTCAAGTTTCATTTTGTCAAATTCAAAAGTGCATCCAAAAAATTTTTCTATTTTTCCCAAATCGTCAAAATGATTTTCTCTTGCAATTCGTATAAAAACCAATACAATGTGTAAATCTTAACCGGAGGTTTATATGCCAGCAGACAGTTCTATGCCGATTTCGCAAACCATTCCAGGCACAACAACAATCATTGCTAGTGGTGCTGGTCACATTCATGGATTTATGTTGCAGCCGGATTGTGATTGCACTATTCAGTTTTTTAAAGCTGATGGAACAACTGCAATGTCTGGAAAAATTCATATTCCAATGTATGAGCAACTTTATTGTGCTATACAAGGAAATGGTATGTTGATAAGTACCGCAGGGATAAAATTGACAGTATCTGGAAACACATCTGGAACTCTAAGCGGATTTGTGACCTTAAACAGTTAACCATTAGGTCACTAAAAAATGGCAAAGAAAAAACCAGCACCGAAATCAACCCATAGAACTCCAAGGTCGAAAAAATCGATCACGGAGTCTATTTCGTATGACACAGGAAGTTATCAGACTGGATGGGGACCATTTTGGAACGATCCGTCTGAATATGGTGCGTTTCAGTTTCCTAATGCTGGAATGGGTGGTTGGGTCAATCCCGCTCAATTAGCGGTTAGAGACAATTACCTGTCAGGTGAGCAACTTCCGATCTATCTGTCTTGGTGGCAGCTTAAAAGCATCAGAGATAGAGCTAGATTCGTATTTGCTACCAATGAGTTTGCTCATGGGTTAGTTCAATGCTTTCAATCATTTGTTGTTGGGTCTGCCGGATTTAAATGGCGGGTTGCTTCAATCGATCTAAAGAACCCAGTTCCAGAGGATCTATTGAAGAGATGTCAGGCATCACTAGACATTTTTCGTGAATACAACAGTATGGTAGATGTCGAGAATGAAATTGTGTACCGACTTCATGTCGATGGAGAGGTATTCTTACGAAAGTTCCCACAAGCCAATGGAATGCTCGTAATTCGCTTTATTGAGCCAGAATTAGTCAGAGGGTATGCAACCGACATTGGTTCGCCAAAAGACTCATTTGGCATCGTGTGCGAAGAAGACGATATTAACTCTGTTCTTGGTTATCAAGTGATTCTAAAGCCTAGTGTATCTAGAGAACCTACCTTCATCCCTGCTGATGAGATCATACACATCAAGATTGGCACTAATTCTAACGCAAAGCGTGGATTGACCACCTTCTATCCTGTGTTCCAGAATTTGACTAATTGCGAAGATATTTTAGCCTCTACAGTCACGATGGCGAAGGCTAGAGCTAAAATTGCGATGATTAGAAAAGTAAACAATGTTGCTCCTGACTCGATGGCGAGCCTTGTTGACTCACAGATTGATGCTACCCTTGGTGGCAGCAATAATATGGGTGCAACAGAGAATATTGGATTGGAGAGGTTTGGCTATGGATCAATCATCACAGCACCAGCGAACATCGACTACGAATTCCCTGGGGCGAATGTTGACGCTGCTGGACTTATCCAAGTTCTCCAAGCAAACCTTAGATCACTTGCAACACGCTTTGGAATCAGCGAAACCCTCATGTCAGGAGATGCAAGTAACAATAACTACTCTTCGGCACTTATTGCAGAAGCACCAGCACGAAGAACATTTGAGCGATGGCAAGGGATTGTTGGAAGATCCTTGGCCGAATGTCGCTTCGAGCCAAACAAGTCTCTAGCTTGGTCACAGATTCACCTTGCATCCGAACACGGAATCATCCCAAAAGAAATTCTTAAGAACATCAAGATTACTTGCGAAGCGTATTCTCTTCAATCAAGAGAGCATCAGAAGGAAGCTGAAATGAACAACATCTATCATTCGATGGGTGTTAAGTCTATTCAGACGATTCGAGCCGAATTAGGTCTTGATAACGATACAGAAGCATCAAACTTCATCAAGCCAATTGTAAACGAAAAAGCTAGTGCAACTGATACTGATCCGATGAATCCTTCATCAAGAGTAGAATCTGGAAGTGCTACCCAAGGCATTGGTGGTGGCGAACAAGTTCAAGACTCCGCTCTTAATGGGGCACAGATCGCTAACCTTGTCGATATTATTCATCGATGCTCTATCGGTGAGATTCCAATGGAAAGTGGCAAGGCGATTGCGAGAGCATCCTTCCCTGCCATCACACCACAGATCATCGATCTCATGTTCAGAGATGTAGTGGTTAAAATACCCGAACCAGTTCAACCTGTGTCAAGTTCTTCAGCAGAAAAACTTGACTCAACTGAACCGCCACCAAACCTACCCGCTGCAAAATCACCAAAAACATCGACTGTAACAGGATAATTGTTGACAACACTAGACGATTGGATGTAATATCGTATTATGAATGCCGTCATCGAAAATAAACCAGGTGTAGTTGACCGAAACAAGTGTATTGTTTATGGTGTAAAAGTGCTTGGATTTAGTTCAATGAATGGCAGAATCTACGATCCTAAAGCGATTCGTGATGCAGTTCCGCTTTACGAAAACGCTCCAGTAAATAAAGACCACAAAACCGAAGCACCTTTGTTTTCTGATCGGCTAGGATGGCTTCAAAATGTTCGCTTTACCTCAGAAGGTTTATATGCGGACTTCAGATACAACCCCCATGCTGATGGGATTGATTCGTTTTTGTGGTTTGCTGAAAATAATGGCCTCGGTGATGTAGGCTTTTCACATCTTGTTAGTGGAAAATCAATTCCCGATCAAGATGGTACAGAAAGAGTTGTCCGAATCGACAGAGTAAGATCGGTGGATCTAGTTGCTAACCCTGCAACTACCACCACCATTTTTGAATCCAAGGAGACTGCAATGAAAAATGACAAAATGATGACCGAAGAAAACCCTGTGAAAGAAATGTATAAAGAAGAGGTTCCAGATGCTGCACCCGCACAAGAACCAACTGCTGAACCGACTTCGGAAGAACCGTCTTCTGATATGCTCAAGAAGATTATGGAAATTTGCGTTGGCCCAGGTGAAGGTTCGTCAAAAGGCAAGATGATTCTTGACCTTATTGCTGCTGCAACTGGCCTCGGTGGTGGTGATGTTGCTGCTGAAACCACAGATGTAACAGGAATGAGCAAAACTACGGGAACACCCGCACAAGCTAATCTTGGTGATGATGATGAAGGCGATAAAGATGAACTTGAAGAGTCTTTGAAAGAACTTGAAGACCTTCGCAAGTGGAAATCTGAAAAAATTAATGAAGAAAAAATATTCTCTTTGCTTAAGGAGAGTAATTTAGAGGCAACCCCTGTTTTTGTAAAGCAACTTTCCGCTATCGGTGAAACGATGTGGGCAGAAGCGATTGAAGACAGGAAAAAGGTTGCTCTTGTTAGAGCTAGTGTTAAGCCAGTTAGTTCGACTCCAATCCAAGGCGAGTCGAATTATCAACAGTTCCGTGAAAATGTCCTTGGCAAGTAGGCCATCATTAAGGAGTCTATGACTATGGCGATTACTTACAGTTTCAATGCGACTAATCCTGTGGTGGCTCCAGTTGCCACCGCTAAAGCGATTGCAGTTGGCGATCTAGTAGCTTTATCTTCGGGTAGTGCTATTTCCGCTCTTGATTTCACTTGGGATACCAACTTGGCTACTACGCAAACTGCGTTTGCAAGTGCTTTGTTAGGTGTTTCTGGTCAAGCTAAGATTGCGAATACAGCACTTGTATACGGCAATTCTGTAGCCAATCAGATCCGTGTAGATTGCTCTGGTATCTTCCAAGGCGATTATACTGGTTCTGCCCTTCTCGTTGGGGATTTTGTAGGCCCAACAGCAGTATCTAGCGTTCTTCAGCCCCAATCTTTGGTTAAAGTTGCTTCCGCTGCTTTGGCTATTGGTCGAGTTGTTGAAGCACTTGCTGGTACAGGTACTGTTAAATTCCAATTGTTGTCTGGTCAAAACCCTGTGGCTAAGTAACCACAACTTTTTTAGGAGAATAGCATGAAGAGTTTAGGTAAAAAGCTGAAGGAATTTGGCCAACAAAATGGTTTGGCAAAAACCAAAGCGTTCTTTTCGGAATCTATCAGCAAAGGCGATATTGCGGTAAACCGCATTTCCCTTAGAGGTCTTGCCGAAGGTATCATGGGTGATGATTGGGCCGAACAGCTTAATCGTTTCAATGGGCCTGAGCGAACCTTTATGGAAGCAACCGAAGCAGTTGATGCTTCTAACTTTGCTGCCATTACTGGTCAGATTCTTATCACTACTGTTCAAGAAAAATACAAATTGGCATCATTCATTGGTGATCAACTTGTAAGCAACATCCCTGCTGGACAAAACCTTGCTAGCGAGATCATCCCTTGGTTGAGCGACATCAGTCCTTCGCCAGAGGTTGTTCAACCTGGTATGCCTTATCCACAGACCCAGTTCTCTGGTAATTATATCCGTCTTCCAGCCATTGAAAAGGTTGGTAGGATTTGTGCGATTACCGCTGAAATGATTTATTCGGATAAGACTTCCCAAGCTTTAGCATCTGCTGAATCTGTGGGTACTTATTGCGGTCTAGTGCGTGAAGAGAGAATTCTTAACACAGTTCTCGGCCTCACAGGTAGTCATGTTTACGGAACTGCAACTGGTGCAGAAGTAACCTTGAATACCTATTCAGCAACTGCCCAAGCTGGTATGTCCTTTGGCTATGTCAACAAGGTAACTTCTTATGCGTTGAGCAACTTCGCTAGCATCAATACGCTAGAACAGTTGTTTTACCAAATGAAGGATCCAAATACTGGCAAGCCAATCGACATCTTTGGCCCTGGTATGCAAATGCTTGTTATGCCTTTCCAGAAATATACTGCAAGTAGGATTCTCAATCCTCAAACCATTAGCAAGAATGGGGCTTATGCCACTTCTGGCGAAGTCGAGCAGTTGGAAAGTCCTAACCCATTGGATAACAACTATGGTCTTCTCACATCTTCCCATGCGAGAAACCTGTTGGTAACCAGCGGTATTGCTGCTTCCACCGCAGACAAGTATGTTTACCTTGGCAACTTCAAAAAGGCTTTTGTATGGCGAGAAGCCAAGCCTATGGAAGTTGTTCAAGCACCAGCCAATAATTGGGCAGAATTCAACCAAGATATCGCTGTTGCGATTAAAGCTTCTTGGTGGGGTTCCGCTGGTGTTATGGATCCACGCTATGTGGTTCAAGGTCTTCCCGCTTAGTCCTACCTACCCTAAAGTTGGGGGTCAGTTCTTGACCCCTGACTTTCTTTTTAAGAGGTGATTATGCCAACTCCAGCCGAAAACCTCCTGACCATACGAAACAACTATATAAACGCATTGGTGGATGATTCTGCCAACCCCCAACCTTCTTATTCATGGGAAGGTGTTGCTGTTTCTAGGACAGAATGGAGACAGCAAACCTTGCAGCATATTACACAAGTAAATAAGCTGTTAACTTATGTGAATCCTCAGATATTTAAAACGCAATTCATGTAAGAGGTGTGTATGCCTACGCTAAATCTGTCTCAGGAATTTCATGTTTTTGATAATCCAGAAGTGCTTATTCTTAAGAATGTAGATAACGCTACTGTCACAACAAATTACGGATTTAGAAGAGCAATGACACTTGCTTATACTGATCAAAGTGGTGTAGCTAAGATTGAAAACATTACAAGATTTTTAGTATGGAAAGCAAACCTTGGTGGATTTAAACCAATGGTTGATTGCGAAATAACAGATGCTGGTTCAGTAAAGTATTATGTCAACAGCGTAGACAACTCTGGAAACAGAGAGTATTACGGACTCGACTGTACCCAACAGAGCTAAACATGGCGAAAAGAGTTTTTAGTAAATCCAGACCGATAATGACTGCTAATGTAGCAGATCGGTACACTACGATTATAGACACTCTTGGCGTTACTTTGACCGCTTTAACTTACACGGTATATAAGCGTAAGGGTGCGGTTATTAGGGAAACCGATGTGTTTCCATGTGTAGTAATAGCACCTTCAGAAGAGGGTGAAGAACTAGGAATAGAAGCCCTTGGCGGGGTATCTGAATACATATATTCTGTCAGGGTTTATTACATTCAAGAGTACGCTAGAGATTTGACTTATACCGATCTTGATGACAGATACAAAATAAGAAAAGAAATATTTCAGATAAGTCAGTTTGGAAGTACCCTTAGTCCATCAAGAGTGATGGTAAAAGGAATTCAACCTTTTTCGGTAAATAGTAACCCGAATACAGTTTACAATGTGACTGGTTTTCGTGTATCATATGGGTTCATGGAGCAAGGTTTAATTTAATTTAAGGAGTTCAAAATGGCTCAACAATCACCAACTGCATTAAATGCAACACCATTTACCAGTACTTTTTTGACTGGAAAAATAGCTTTATTGCATTTTACAAGACAAGATGGTTTAGTAGTACCTGTGGTCAATGGTGCTACTCCAATTCTTCCGGTTACTACTGCAACCATATCCACTAAAATGGATACTCCAGATGCTTCAAGTTATGCAACTCTTGGTTTTGTTGGTCTTTCCCAAGGAATTAAAAGTGCAGAAATCACTTTAGAAATTCTTTACGATAAGACTGCAATGCCTTTGATTTTTGCTGGTATGAAAGCAGATGTTGAGCTTCAACCCGCTGGAAGCAGAACAGATTTTCTTGCTCAAGGCCCAACAAACCAAGAATCAGCAAATGGCTTATCAGTATATGAGTATGTTGAATATACTGCTGTAAATGCCGATTCTGATCCAATGACATTTAGATTTCAAAATTGTACAGTAACTCAGGTTACTTACGATGTTCCAGTTAAAGATGTTCAGAAGGTTAAATTAACTTTGATTCCTTCCGCTGGCGTAGTTCTTACCCCTGGTACAGATGAACCAAACTTTAGCTTAGTTGCATTCTAATTAAGGAGTTTTGATAATGGCTATTTTATCAGGAAGAAATGGAAAGTTGACAATTGGTGCGTTAGTAGGTATTCCAGCAACAAATGTTTCTGTGAATTCAAAGGCAGAAACTGTCGATTCAACAAATTACACTAACAAGGGATATGATTCCCATGTTATTGGGTTGTATTCGGCAGAAATAACTTGCGATATACTTGCAGTTGCTTCTGGATATGGGTTGCAAGTTGGAGCAATCGGAACAATTCAAATTAAAGATGATGATGTTGCTGAAACTGGTGCTTTGAATTATTCGATAACCAACTGCGTATTGACTTCGATTAATTATGATGCAGCAGTAAAAGACATCCAAAAGATGAGCCTTACTTTTGCAACTTATGGTCAGTTTACTTTTGTTATTAACAACGATTAGAAGTTTTTGAAAGGAAGCATATGTCAGATACAGTAAACAATCTGCTTAACACAGAGGGTGAAGGTTCTTTGACGATTGATTTCAATGGTAAGAAATATACCGCTGGACTCATTACTCAAAAAGTTAAAGCAGACTTCGAGAAGAGGATGGAAAAGAAGGCACTTGATGCTGTATTTTCTCTCAAAAATTATCTTGAACCTGTTGAATTCCGTGAAGCGATATCTTCTGTAACAAGAGATATTGCTTCTGGAGCATATTCTTTTGGTAGCGATCTATCTATAGCATCAATGTCTACTCCCGCTGGTGCAATTGCATTAGCAGCAGCACTATTTAACTCACCAGAGAATGAAATCCAATCTCTGATGATGTCTGAGAAGGAAAGATTTGAAGCTGTAATGGAGATAGTCAGGGAGAAGAGTTTCCCAAACGCAAAGAGGGGGTAACTGGTGAATCGACAAACGAGCCAATACCTCCACCTAACTTAAAAAACTATTATGTCAATTTAATGGACAAGCCTTATCTTCTTCGCCCTTGGGAAATAGAGCGTTTGACGGATAAGCAGATTGTTGAATTGTATTACAGACCAAGAGATGACAAGGGAGTTCCTTTAGCCATACCTGACGAAAGTCATGAATGGAATAAAAGGAGAAAACCAATAAGTCATCAAGAATTAATGTTGAATAGATTTAATAGTTTTATGAAAATGGGTTCTATGATGGGTGCTAGTAGTAATCAGATGATTGAATCTTGGAAGCAAAAGTATGGCGAAGTTCCAAGGAAAATATAATGCCAGATATTCCATTGCAATCAGAGTCAGAATTTACTTCCGATATGGTCAAAGCTGTTGAGAATATCGCAGCAAATGTCAAGTTAGGTTCTTCTGAATTTTCTGATAGTATAGGACTTCTTTCAAAAGCTATTGATGGCTTAAAATCGTCTTTAATAGAATCTATCAATTCTTTAAAATCTTCCGCAAACAATTCTGCCCCAGTTAGTTCTAGTGCAGCACCTAGAGCATCTCAGGGAAGATCCCCTTCCGCACAAGATCCAGCGGTTGCAAAACAAAAAGAAGACGATAAAAAAGCAAAAGCAGAAACCAAGGCACTTAACATCAAGACCGCACAAGAAAGAGCGATCTTTAATGCAAAAAAGCTTCAGAGTCAGATAGAAAGTGCAAACGAAGCAAAAACTACTAGAAGAAAAAAAACTGATGCTGATACTCAACAGCAATCTATAGAAGATGTTTTCAAAAATGTTGGAAATGGTTTTGGAGAAGTATTTGCTGTAACAAAAGAGCAGATGGCTGGAATGCGTACCAGCGGGAAAAAGGGAAAAAAAGAAAAGCCATTTAATATGGATATGGGAGCTTTGGCAACTGCAAGCAAACCAGCAGGGCCAGGGGTTGATCTTCCAAAATCATTTATCATTGGTGCTTCTGATGCTTCTAGTGCTTGGAAAAATGTATTTGACGAAATAACAGTTCAAACAGATAAGTATCGTGCTAATCAAGCAGATATTTCTTCTTTAATGAATGATATAAATTCGATGCTTGGTGACGCAACGGATCAGGCACAAGTTTTAAGTTTAGAAATGCAAGCTGCATTAGATCCAAGAACAACTTTTCAACAAGCAAAAGATGCACTCGATAGTTTGGTTCCCCCAGATGTTAATGAGTTTGAACAGTTGTTTAACGATCTTGGAAATATGTTCAATAATATTGAAATAGATCCAGGTTTTAATGAAAGTGTGGTTGACCTATCTAATTCTAATAAACTTGCTGAAAGCTCTATAAAAGCTTTGATTGGTTCGGTACTTAACCTTACAAATGCTGCTGGTCTTGAAAGCGATATAGCAGAAGGTATTTTAGAAGGTTCTCAAGATGCTGCAAACATCATTGGCGATACATTTAGAAATATTTTAAATAAAAAAGCGGGAACTTCTTCTGGAAAATTTGGCCCAGTTTCTAATCCTTTTGTAGATCAACTTTCTAAAGAAGCAACAGATTTATCAATATCATTCGGTTTGTTAATGGAAGGTATTCATTCTGGCGATACAAATATTGCTGGTTTTTCAGATGTTCTTAATTTTGCAACATCAAGTATGTCAAGACTTATCGAAGTTATGGATCAAGTAAAAGACCAGTCTGTTGCAGAGAATTTTACTGGCCCAACTCAACCTACTGGCCCAACTCAAGAAGGTGAAGAAGATTACGATGCTAAAAAACGAAGAGAAGACAGAGAAAATCAAATTAAAGCGGAAGATGCTTCTATAAGGCAAGGTGTTAGCAATTTCAGTAGCTTGTTTGAAAGTATGTTTGGAAAAATGGGAAAATCTGTAGAAAATGTTATTGCTACAGCGATTTCTGGAATCAATCAATCTTTTTCTGACAAAAGCCCAATATTAGATACTGTCAAGTCAATGTTTGGATTTGCTTCTGTTAACAAGAATGCTGAAACTTCAAAACCACAAACATTATCTTCTGGTGGTACAGTTGGATACTTTGATAAAGGAACTAAATCAAATAGCAATGTTGGTGGAATATTTGAAGGTATAGGAAGCGTATTAAGTGGAAAGAAAAAGAAGAAGAAATCTCTTCTTAACAATGACGAAGGTGATTTTAGTTCTATTTTTAAGCCAAAGGGAACCGATACTGTTCCCGCTATGCTTACTAAAGGAGAAGAAGTAGTAAAGGCATCTGCTGCTAAAAAACCTGAGAATAAAAAAGTTATTGATGCAATGAACAAGTCTTCTGGTGGAAAGGTTGGATACTTTGCTGGTGGAACTCCAGGGGGTGGTGGTGGTTTGGTTGGAGGTTTAGCTTCGTTAGCTCTTGGGCCAGTTGGTGCTGCGTTCTCAATGCTTACTGGTAGTGTTAAAGCAGCATCTGATGCCATAGCTATGTTTGGAAGTTTTGTTGCTAAAAACAATCCAGCAGTTATGGAGCAAGTCAACCTTGCAATGAATGATTTGCAGGGTGCTATAGGTAGAGCTTTAGTTCCAGCAGTTCAAGCTCTTTTGCCGGTTCTTCGCTATATGGGTGATGGGCTTGATTTTACTATGAAAATGCTGATGCCAGCAATAAATCCATTAGTTAGTGCTTTTAAAACTTTGGCAATGCCATTGATAGAATTAGAATCAGTTATTGCACAGTTTTTAGCTCCAGCATTTGAAATAATTGGTGTTGCTGTTGAAGGTTTTGGAATCATGCTTGATCCAGTAATACAACTCGTATCTGAAGTTGTAGAGTCATTCACTCAACTTTTGGACAGTTTTTTAGGGGGTATTCCAATTACAAAATTTATGCGTGACGGATTTGAAGTTTTAGGTCAAATGGTAAAAATGCTTGTTGGTGCTATAGTTGGAGTGTTAGGCTTGTTTATGAGTGGTATGGGAGTCATTTTGCAGCTAGCTGGATACCTTGTTCAAGGTTTTGGGATGTTAATACAAGGTGTAGGTAAACTTGTTTCTTATATACCAGGTATGGGAACTCTTGGTGCTATATTAACCGATGCTGGAACATCTGTTGCTGCTGGTGGTAAGTCTATTGTAAAGAGTGGTGAAGACCTTCAAAAGAAAGGCGAAGACCAAAGAGATCGTGGACTTGCAAAAATAAAAGAAGGTGGTGAAAACATAATTGGTAAATTTACAGACCCTAATTACAAGATGAAAGATAACACTAGATATAAGCCAGGTGATGTGACAGGCGTTGGAATGAAAAAAGGATCATCAGTAGGTGCTTCTGTAAGAGAGGCACAATCAACCTCTATATCTGGAGTTGGCGATGAAATTAGAAAGCAAGCTTTGATGGCAGCAACAGGTGCTAAAAGCCAAGAAGAATCTTTGGCAGAAATTGCAAAGGGATTGGGAAAACAGAATCTTGCAGATGCTGTTAAAGCAGGGGTTATAGCTGCCAATGCTGACAACAAAGGTGGCCCTCCAATTGTTGGTGGAAATAACCCTCTTAGAAAAATAGAAAAAAACTTAATGGCTCCAGTATAACGAGGATTTAAGATGCCGATAATTCCAATTGGACATGAAACTTGGTGGCAGACAGGAGAGCTTGCAGAAAGAATTGCTGGTTCTTCTCCTAATTCTGCATCAATATCTCTAGATGGTGATTCTAGAGCTACGATGGTCTATATTGTATCTGGGCCAGGACAAAACCCTATTGATGCAACAAATCCACTTGTAGCTTTTTGTCAACAAGTTTTAGGGTATGTAGAATTAGACAAAGATGCTGCTGGCAACATCACCAATGGGTCTTTAAACCGCTGGGCACCAATGACTCACCCGCAATTCCGTTGGCTTTATGCTGATAAAATAACAAGCATTAAAGGTATTGGTATAGTTAGAAAAGTGCCAGAAGACCCTAATTCTGATTTGTTAATAGGAGAAACCTTTGGTGGAATTTCTTGGCAAGTAATACAACCCAGTTATCTTGTTTACGACAAATACGAAGTTACAGTTGAATTTGCAGCAAAAAACTATTTAGCTGTAAACGATGAGACTATGGATAAGTTGGCAGAAACAGATGTTGACAACTATAAAATTAGCGGATTGTGGGCAAAATATTATAACGATAAAGGCGAACAAGTTAATATCACAGGAAACCCTTATCGTGAATATATGAGATTTGTCACATATACAACTGAAACATCTGCTGAATTTTTAACAATGAAGGGTGGTGCTTTTACTTTTGAATCAGATGTTGCTGAAGTTCAAAAGCAATCAATACCAGGGTTTTTTGGAAAAACATTGATTCCAAAAGTTGTTTTAAAAATGGTATGGAATATAGTTCCTTATGCTTTTGTTGATCCTAATAAAGACGAATCAACTAATATATTTCAAGCTTTAGGTAGAGTTAATCAAAACTGGTTTTTTGGTTATGCTCCAGGAGAACTTCTTTTTACTGGATTTACTAATACCCAGAAATGCAAAAACCAGTTTGAGATTTTTGATTATTCGCTTGATAAAGTAAAGGATCTTCCAAAAATAAACGAAGTTTTGTACACAGATATAACTTTTAATTTCCTTTACATACCTGTTTATTCTTATGCAACTAATGGTTATTTATACCCAAATGTTGCTGGTGTTCATAAACCCCAAGGTGTAATTAATCCAAATAATCTAAGTTATATAAATGCTGGTCACAATTTGGCTCAAACACAGGTAAATAAGAGGTATTATCCTGTTGTTTCCGCTGATGTTACAACGCCAGTAACCCCTAATAATTTAAAGAAAAAACCTATCTATGGTTCGTACCCTTTTGAATTGATGTTTAACGGAAAACCGTATAGAATGGCACTAGAATCACAACAGTAAGGAGTCGATATGCTAGCTGGAACTTACGACATGATCTGTGAGCAGGGTGCAACTTTCCGAAGAATTATTTCGGTTGTTAATTCTGATGATTCTCTTCCAGATTATTCGGGAAGCACAGCAAGAATGCAAGCAAGACCTTCAGTTGAATCTGCTACAGTTGTCCTCGAATTGACAACCGAAAATAGTGGCATAACCCTTGTAGACAATACGCTTACATTGGCAATTACGGCAGCAGATACGGCAGCATTGCCTGTTGGTTCTTATAAATACGATCTTGAGATACAAACAGGAGTCGAGGTTATTCGTTTAGTTCAAGGTTCTTTTAGGGTTAGTCCAGAAGTAACTAGGCCAGCATAATAGGAGCAATTATGCCATCACCGATTTTCGCAAAAGTTGTTGTCCAAGAAGATCCATTTAAGGTTTCGGTAAATCAATCAAGAATTGCTGTAACTGCTAGTGATCCTGTTTCTAGAGTTGTTGTTACTAAAGAAAATGCTGTTGCTGTTTTTAGATACGAAACAACTTCTGGAGCATTTGAAAGAGTCACTTATGTTGCGGTGACATCAGATAACGAAGATTTAGAAGTTTCTGGTTCCCCTATAACTGACTCAGGAACAATTGATTTAAGTCTTTCTACGACTGGTGTTACTTCTGGAAGTTATACGGCAGCAAATATAACTGTAGATAGCAGGGGAAGAGTTACAGCAGCAGCAAATGGAACTAGTGGTTCTGGAACCCTAGCTGGCCTTTCAGATGTGGCTATTACGAGCGTAGCTAATGACGATATTATCAAATGGTCATTAGGAACGAGTAAATTTGTTAACCAAAACATGGTCGATGGCGGTTCTTTTTAGGAGTTTTTAAATGGCTAATACGATTAGAATCAAACGCAGAAGTTCGTCAGGTGCAGCGGGTGTAAGCGGTATAACCGCATACAATGGGGAGCTATTGTATAACGAAAATGACAATACGCTTTACTATGGTTATGGTGATGCTGGATCTGGTGTTGCTTCTTCTATTACTGCGATTGCTGGAACAGGTGGATTTGTAACACTTGGAACTACACAAACTATTTCTGGTGCAAAAACATTTTCTAGCACAGTAAGTTTTACAAATACTTCTGTTACTTTCCCTAGTGGATTTGAATTGCCTGTTAATAGGGGTGGTACAGGTAGTGCAAATGCTTCAGATGCAAGAACCGCTTTAGGTTTAGCAATCGGAACTAATGTACAAGCTTGGGATGCTGATCTTGATGCTATCGCTGCAATTGCTGGAACTACTGGACTTCTTAAAAAGACCGCTGCAAATACATGGTCATTAGACACTACTGCATACGGAACAGGAACAGTAACTTCGGTTGCAGCAACAGTTCCGACTTCAATTCTTTCTGTTTCTGGATCTCCTGTTACAACGAGCGGTACGCTTGCTCTTTCATTAGCAACGCAAACTGCAAATTATGTATGGTCAGGCCCAACAACTGGTGCTGCATCAACACCAACTTTTCGTGCATTAGTTGCTGCTGATATTCCAGCACTCAGTTATTTGTCTACATCTGGTGGAACAGTTTCTGGAAATGTTACGGTTACTGGAACTTTGGAAGTTCAAGGTAGCATAACAACAATTTCATCTACTACTTTAACTGTCTCAGATAAGAACATTGAGCTTGGGAAGGTTGCTACACCAAGCGAAAGCACCTGCGATCAGGGTGGTATAACTTTGAAGTCAGTTGTTGACCATACGATTTTGTATACTTCTGCTACAACTTCTTGGGATTTTTCTGAGCATCTTAATTTAGCTAGTGGGAAGGCACTTAAGATTAATGGAACTACTGTTTTATCAGCTACTTCGTTAGATGGAGTTGACATCAACGGAGGTACATTTTAGTGGCAACGATCAATGTAACTTCTACTGCCGATTCGGGTGCTGGAACGCTTAGACAAGCGATTACAGACCTTAACGCATTAACTGGTAGTCACACGATTACTTTTACTGGACTAACAGGTACGATTACACTTGCATCAGCATTGCCAGCACTTACCAAAAGCATGACGATCACAGGGCCTGGATTAAGCTCTTTAACTATTAGCGGAAATAATCTTTATAGGGTGTTTAATCTTAATGCTAGCTTAACTTTTTCTATAAGTGGATTAACAATTGCTAATGGTCGAGCAACAGGAACATATCCTGCAACTATTGGTGCTGGTATTTTTAACTCAGGATCTACACTCACAGTTAGTAATTGCACATTTAATGGATGTTATGCAACAAATGTAGGTGGAGCAATTTATTCTGGAGGCCAATTTTCAGTAACTAATTGCACATTTGCATCTAATACAGCATTGTCAGGTGGTAGTGGGATTTGGGCAACTGGATCAAGCACTGCAACTGTTGGTAATTGCACATTTTCTGGAAACACTGGTACGGCTTATAGCGGTAATATTTCCTTTACAATTTATAACTGCACATTTAATGGAAATACTGGACTTAAATCTGGGGCTATAAGCACAGGCGGATCCGTGTCGTCTGCTATTTTGTCAAGCACTATTTCTGGTAATACTGCAACCGACCCCTCTGGTCTTCGCCCTGCTGGGGGTGGAATTTATCATAGTGAGTATTGCTCACTAACAATTAAAAATTCAATTATTTCTGGTAATACTGGAGTTTATGCAGATGTAGGTGGATACAACAGTTCAAGTATTCCAGTGGCTAAAGTGGCTAACATTGTGGGTAGTGCTTACAACTGGTCTGGCGATGTATCTGCTGCATCATTAGGCACACTTGGCTCGCTGGCTAACAATGGTGGCACAACTTTAACAATGGCGATTCCCGCAGGGAGTTCAGCGATTGGTGCTGGTAATGCAGCAGCAACTAACGCATCACCTGTGAGTGGACTAGATCAAAGAGGTACAGCAAGATCAGCATCTACACCCACAATTGGTGCGTTTGAGTACACAGGTTCGTCACCTCCTACTGTGTCTAGCGTTTCTCCGTCTACTGGAACAGCAAAAGGGGGAACTAGCGTAACAATCACAGGTGCTAATTTAACAGGAGCAACAGGTGTTACAATTGGGGGTGTTGCAGCAACTAGCGTAACAGTTGTAAATTCAACCACTATTACTGCTACTACACCCTCTGGAACTGTAGGTACTGCAAGCGTTTTAGTTACCACTTCTATTGGAACTAATGTTGCTAACACTTTATTTACCTATACGACTCCTACAAACACCATAAGAATTAAAAGAAACAGCACAACTTCTGCTTCCCCTGTTTCGCTTTTAGAAGGCGAACTAGCTGCAAATATTGTCGATAAGAAAGTATGGATAGGCGATTCCAGTAAAAACCCTGTTCTTATTTCAGATTATAAAGCAATGGGAACTGTTACTTCTGTCGCAATGACTGTTCCAACAGGGTTATCGGTAAGCGGTACACCTGTTACCACAACAGGAACTTTAGCAGTAACATTAACTTCAGGTTATTCAATCCCAACAACATCTTCTCAAACAAACTGGGATTCGGCATACACTCAAAGATTGCAATGGGATGGTGGATCTACTAACCTTGTAGCAGCAACAGGAAGAACAAGTTTAGGTGCAACTACTGTTGGTGCAAACTTGTTTACTCTTACTAATCCTACTGCAATTACATTTCCTAGATTTAACGCTGATAATACTGCTTCTGCTTTAGATGCTGCAACCTTTAGAACTGCAATAGGTGCTGGTACTTCTTCGGCTTCTGGAACAGTAACATCAATTGCAACCACATCACCAATTACTGGTGGAACGATAACTTCAACAGGTACGATTGGTATTAACGCAGCAAGTGCAAATACTGCTTCTTATGTGGTTCAAAGGGATGCTTCTGGAAATTTTTCCGCTGGTACAATTACAGCAGCATTGACTGGAACAGCATCAACTGCAACTAATCTTGCTGGCGGTGGTGCAGGGCAAATTCCTTACAATACTGGATCTGGTGCAACAAGTTTTCTTGCAGCGGGAACAGCGGGTCAACTTTTAAGATCAAACGGAACATCAGCACCAACTTGGGAAACACAAGGAATATTTTCGTCTGGGAGATTGACGCTCGAAAGTGGCGTTCCTGTTTCCACTACAGATCAGACATCGAAAACAACTCTTTACTTTACGCCATACAATGGAAATGTTATTAGCCTCTACAGTGGAACAAGTTGGGGATCTTATAGTTTTTCCCAATTATCATTAACTACTTCAGGTCTATCAGCTAATGCAAATTACGATATATTTGCCTATGTAAGTGGATCTACAGTTACGCTAGAGTACGGTGCTGCGTGGACTAACGACACTACTAGGGCTAATGATTTGTCTTTATTAAACGGAGTTTATGTTAAGAGTATCAATAACACACGAAGATACATAGGAACAGTAAGAAGCAACGCTTCAATTCAGTTTACAGACTCCCTTTTAAACAGAATGGTTTGGAACTTTAATAATAAAGTTTTAAGGTCGATGTCTCAAATTATATACTCTGGATCACACACTTATAATGGTGGTACTAGAGAGTGGAATAATGGAATAGGTGTGATAAGAATGTACTTTATAACGGGTATTCATGGCGAGACATTTACGGCCAGTGGGCAGTTCGCAATAATAAATACGCTTAATATACCGGGTAATTGCAACTACGCTGTTGATTCAACAATAGGAGCTTTCGGAATGGGAACTTCCGATATCCGTTTTGCTGGATTTTCAAGGAGACCGATGACCGTAAATGCTCAGGTCAATGCGGGTTTTCATTATCTCACAGCAATCCAAAGCACAGAGTCCTCTGGTGTTACACAATTTATGGATGTTTTTGGTGGCGGTATGCTTTTATGTTAAAGGAACTTTATGCTTAGTAAGCTTCACGAAAAAATTAATTCAATCACCCCAATTCAAGGAATCTCCGACAACGGAGACGGAACCTATAGGGTCGATTACCTATCTGAGCCTACGGAAGAACAGCTAGCTTTAGTCGATCTTGCGATTGCTGATTATCCCTTGCAGATTGCGAAAACTGAACGGCTTAAAGTAATCGATACTGAGTGGGTAGCACTAGAAAAAACAGGCTGGGATTCGGGCCAAGGTTTTAATCTTGGCATTACTGCATCTGATGTTGCTCTTTTAGTAGGTGTTTTTTCATTAGCAAAAGAAGCAGCAGTAATGGGCCTTTCTGTACCATCAATCATAGCCATGAATAATTCTGTTGTTAATTTTGAAACCATATCTGAAATGACTATTTTGCTTCTTAGATATGGTGCAGAAAGATCACAATTGTCAGAAGATTTTGCAGCAAAACGAAGAGCAGTTGAATCGGCAACAACTGTTGAAGAAGTGGAATTAATTTAATAACGAGAACAAAATGCCAACAGATATTTTTGCAAATGTGACTGTTCAAGAAGAACCTTTTAAGGTTTCTGTTGACAATGTAAAAGTTGTTGTAACTTCTTCAGACCCTGTGTCTAAAGTTGTGACTGTAGATGACACATATGTTGCTGTGTTCCGATATGAAAGCACTACTCCTTCAACAAGTTCTTTGGGAATTACAGCACCTTCTATTTTTTCTGTTTCTGGAAGTCCGATTGTTTCCAGCGGTGTTATAGACATAGCTTTTGAAAATGTCGCAAAGAATACGGTTTTGTGTGGTAAAACAAATGCTACTGGTGAACCTTCTTTTCGTGAATTAGTTTCTGATGATATTCCAGATTTGTCTGACATATATCTTACAGCGGTTAGTCACGATGCAAGTCTTACTGGAGATGGAACACCATCATCACCTTTGCAAATTCTTACTGGTGGAATTATTGGAAGCGTAAGTTCGGTAGCAATAGATTCTACGGATCTTATGGTTTATGATTCTCCTATAACTGATTCTGGAACAATAACTCTGGCTATTGCAAATACTGGTGTTGTATCTGGAAAATATGGTTCAGTATCAGCAATTCCTGTTTTGACAGTAAGTTCTAAAGGTCAGATAACTGAAGCAACAACTGTTGCAATTCCAAACTTTGCAAAAGACATATTTCATCCATTTTTATTCGGGGGTATGTAATGCCACAAGTCCATAAGGTTTTAGGTCAGGTTATACCTTCACCATCAAGCTTGACCAACTTGTATACAGTTCCAGCAGCAACAAGCACTATTGTTTCTACCTTAGTTATTTGCAATCAAACTGCATCAGCAAGAACTTTTAGAATAGCTGTAAAAAAGTTGGGTGTATCGATTTCAGATGAAATGTATATTGCTTATGATGCACCGATTGCAGCATCTGATTCAATCTTTCTTACAATAGGAATAACTCTTTCTGCAACAGATGTCATTGCCGTACAATCTACTGCTGGTTCTGTTGGATTTTCTTTATTCGGTGCGGAGATTTCATAACATGACAGTAACTAATTTTACAAACAGAGTGGTAAATATAAAAAATGTTGCACCTACACCTACCCCTAGTCCAAGTCCTACTCCTACACCTACTCCAACTCCTAGTCCTACTCCTACTCCTACCCCCACTCCTACACCCACTCCATCCCCTAGCCCGACACCCACACCCACACCGACTCCTACACCAACTCCTACTCCTACTCCTAGCCCTACTCCTACACCTACACCTACACCTACTCCTACTCCGACTCCAACACCAACACCTAGCCCTACTCCTACTCCTACACCTACTCCTACTCCTACACCAAATTTAGTTAAAATTTCAGAAACTAGTAGTAGTCATACAGTTACTGGTGAAGGCTCGATGATGTTGCCTTTAAATGGTTATGTAAACGATACATTAATGATTACTTATCAGGCATCTGTTAGCGGAACTCTTAACTATAATTTTAGTCTTTATGACATGATGTCAAGCGGGGCAATTGCTTATGTAAGTTTAAATGGAAGTTACATAGAAGGTACTGTTCTTACTTCCAATGGGATGAGTTTAACAGGAACCACAGGAATTTCTTCTGGCCAGTCATTAGAAATATTTTTCAACATTGCTAGCGGGTATCCAGGTATGACTTACATGACTATAACATCGATCTATATTTCTGTTTAAAAGGTCAAAAAGCTGTTCCAATTTTGGGCCTTAGGTGATAAAATGCTTATTTATTGGAGGCGATTCAAATGATGTTCGCAGAAATTAATATCATCGACATATTTGAGCGTTTCGGGGTTTCTTTAAGTTTTCTGATTTTTATGCTTTGGACAACTTATAAAGGTTTTGGATGGCTGGGAAGTAATATCTTATTACCCTTACATCAAAGACATATGTTGTTTATAGATAGGTTGGAGAACTCTATTGGCGAGGTAGCCAAGGCTCAAGCGGAAAGCTTGAGAATTTTGACTGAAGTTTTGAATTATACTAGGACTTTAAAAAAGGAAGTGAAGCAATGATCGATTTTCCAAAAAGTATGCCTACAGATGCCATGATGCTCGTTGTAAACAGACTCCGTGGAAAGAGTCCAGATGTAGGTAATAAAGAATTTTGCAATGCACTTTGGAACATTGTTGGTTATGCTGCTGACCAGGTTGTTCCTGACGATAAGCAAATCTTTCAAGAAACTGAAGTTTCCCTCGAAGATTTTGCAGCAATTCTTGAACAAGCAATTCCTCAAGGCGATTTTCACGGAAACCCAGTTACGATTGGAATAATTCCTTGGGCAATCGTTTTGAAGACTGCACTAAAGCTATTGATCTCCGTTTTTTTATAATCGGGGATCGAACTGGGGCAAAGAGAGGAATGAATATATTGCAGATAACCCCTGCTGTATAGCTTGCCTTGAAGACGATCCCCAAAAACTACAAGTGCATCATCTAATGCCATATTCAAGATATCCAGAAGGAGAATATGACAGAAAAAACATGGCAACATTGTGTAGAGTTTGCCATTTTCTTTTGGGCCATTTAAAAAATTGGCGGTCATATAACCACACTTGTTTATTAGACTGTAAGGTAATTGCTGAAAAAATAAGGAATCGACCATGATAAACATCTTGTTTTTATTGTTTCTTCAAGTTCCCACCATAGAGCTACCAGCAAGGATTTCTGGTCAACCTGGGGCATTTATAAGCGTTCCAGCAAAGACAGAATCTAAGTTTGTAAAATGGGTTTCGATTGACAAAGGGTTAAACATTTTCCCTGTGGATCTTTTGAAAGATTCTAAAACCTTGGTGGTGACTTCGCAAACTCAAGGTGTGTACAGATTGTTTGCTTATGTTGGAAACGAATCTGGCCCATCTGATCCAGCGTTTACATCTGTTGTGATCGGTGACGAACCCGCTCCCGCTCCACCTACTCCACCAGTAAATCCTGATGGTGATATCAAAGCAGCAGCAGCAAAAGAAGACAAAGACCAAGTCAAGTGGTTGGCTATGTTTTACGATGAATTGGCAAAAGAATGTCAGAAAAACGACTATGAATTTCTTACAGATATTTTTAAAGCTGCCAAGGCAACAATCAATAAGCAATTCATGGAAAATGAGCTTTCTAATCTCAGGGATGTTATTGGCAAGAGATTGAACCAAAGACTTCCTAAAGATGGAACGCTTAAGCTTGATCAAAAACTCAGGGATCTTCTTACTAACGAATTTAACCAAATAGCAAAGGAATTAAAATAATGGATGGAGCATTAAATTTTGGGGAAAGAAGAAGACCTAAAGAACCCAAAAAACCAGTAGAGGTTGCAGTACCAGTACAAGTAGAAACACCAATACCACGCAATAAGTTTGGTTGGTTGCCAATTGTTTTGCAACCTAAAGAACTTCAAGATAAGTTCAATGCAAAGCTTATTCCTTTTCAAATCGCTGGGCCTCCATTAGACTTGAAAGAATCACTTTTGTATAAGGTGGTTAATCAAGCTGCTGGTTACGAATTTTTTCCTTGGGATCAAAAAACTGGATCATGTGTAGGTCATGGTGCTTTAGCTATGATGGCTACATTACAAGCAGTTGAAATAGTTACTCAAAGGCAGACTTTTGAAGAATGGAGGGTTCCATTTATTCTTTACAATTATGGTCAATCTAGAATCAGAGGCGGTCTGCATGGAATCGGAGAAGGTTCTTTTGGTAGTTCTATGGCAGAATCTCTTAACCAAGATGGTTGCCCCCCACTAGATCCTAGTTACCCGCAACCGATTAAAGAACAAGATGGTTCTTGGACTTTTGGTGCATCAGCAGAAACTGCTTGGTCGAATGGTGACAAACCACCTATTGACATTGATGCTTCAGCAAATAAATTCAAAGTTCAAAGCACCTCGAAGCTTAAAAATAGTGACGAGGTTAAACAGGCTTTGTCTCATGGATACCCTGTCACCATTGCTTCTGGATGGTGGGGGTTTAGCGATATTAAAATCAAACCATCTGGAACCCCTGCTATTCAATTAGCATCTAGAAATCAAACATGGGGGCATCAGCAATCATGCTTGGGCTTTACTACTCATCCAGAATTTGGATTAATATTTTTGATTCAAAATTCTTGGGGTAATGCTCACGGAACACCACCAGGAAATTTTGGTGAACCTAAAGGTTCTTACTGGATTCGAGCGAGAGATATGGATAGAATCTGTTTAGAGGAAGTGTTTTCTTTCTCGAATTTTGATGGATACCCTGCACGAACTATCGACTGGTCGATATAATGTGCTTGGTTACTTTTTTTCTTTAGGAGGAAGCATTATGTTTAGTTTAGTGTTGGCGGTTGGAATGGTAATTGATCTGCCTATTCGCAAGAGTTCATGTGCGAATGGTCAATGTTCTGCACCAGCAGTACAGATCGAAAAAAAGGTTGAAAAAACCATTAAGATCGAGACAGTAAAGATCGATACAAAGGTCTTTCGTGGAGGCAAACTTCGCTTTAGCCTTCGTGGATCGAGTTGCTGTGGTCGATAGTCTTCGCTAAGATATATAGATAACCACAGGACACAATTAAAACTGTGTCCTGTTTTTTTAGAGGTAGCTATGCGTATACAACCAGTACAGGGTTCTGGGATGAATGTTGGTTTTGATGCTGCATCTGGTAGCATTTCAATTGGCAATGAGGGCAATACTCCTTTTATTTACGCAATCATAAATGCAAGAATATCGGTAGATGTAAACGCTGCTTCTTCTGGATATCATAATTATCATGAATTTTATGAAGCTAGTTGGAATGGAAAAACCTTTGAAAAAGTTGTTGGTGGATTATATGCTGATTATGACACAAGGTTTACTTGTGTTAAAATGATTGCTATTCCTTATAGTTTAGACGATTCGTTTAACAGGCGAAATTACACAGGTGGTGGTTTAGTATATCTTGCAAGATCAAGGGGCGTTGACAAATCTGACGGAAGAGAACTTTACGAATTCCTTGGGGCAAGTTCTCCTACTGGATCTGTAACAAATGTTCAATGTGTTGGAAATGTTCTGAGAGTAACCTATGCAGCGGAGTAATAATCATGGCAGAAGAAGTGAGCGAAGATTTTAATTGCTACAACCCTCAAAATAACAATACTGGTGATACACCTCCTTTGCATTACAAGGTCTTTATGTGTGATTGGAAAGGGAAACTTCCTAAAGCATTTTATGGAACATGGTACAAAATTGGAACAGATAACGAACCATGTTTAGATTATCCAATAACACCAACAGCAGTAGTATTCACTAGAAGCAACAAAGATTGTGAACAACAAGCTTTTTATGTTGCCCCTAGTAGATCCCCTTTGCCATCTGTTCCTTACGCAATATATATCTACGATCCTTTAGTTCCAGAAGATTCTACAAATTCTCAACAAGCATCATATGCGTTTCTTGCTGCTCTTCCTCCTAATGCTGGTGGGGTAACAACTAATTTAAGCTGTAGTGCGACAACTTTTACAATGAGTCAGACTTCTAACGAAAATAACCCTTGCAGTTTTCACATCGACATCACAGGAATATCATTTTGAAACATGGATATGGCATAAAAATAAGTGGAAATTGCTACGGGTCAGCTAGAAGGCTTTTGCCATTAGATGACATGACTGCATATATTACTTTCGATAACACGGTAACTAACATTGCTGTTAATGAAACAGATAGTTCTGTAACAGAATTGCAAGCTGGTTCGCAATGGAGAGAAAACACAGCACTTCTTCCAGAACCGGACTATGATAAACATTTGACTGGTTTTTCTTACAATGAAAGATACACTCAAAACACATTCTTTGAAAACTACTATTTTGATATTGCCGACATAAACGCATGGGGAACAAGAAGTGTTTTTTTTGGTGGTGATCCTCCCCCATTTTCTTACGAATTTTATGGGCCAAAGTTTAAAAACACCTTTACAGTAATCCCTCTGTCAAAGCATAAGATAAAGCCCATATCTAAATTAAAAAACGGTAGGTTGTCATACAACTTTTTAGATGCTGGTACATCTGATGTATTTGGAACAACCATGACTGATCCCTTTGAATTCGTGGGTGTTTATCCTTATAGCCCAGAAGATTCTGAAACAGTTAGAAAACCCGCTGGCTGGATGTACTCAAACAAAAATGTTCCAGAACCATATTACACAGAAATAAATTATGAAGGTGGAAAAGGAAAAGTTGATAGGTCTACCGCTGATACAACCCAACTAAACTTTTTGCCATTTGTAAATCCGATTAGAGTTTTTGATCTTAAAGAAAAAATGATTGGTGAATTTGATGGGTTTTCTTTTGTTCTGTTTTTTGGGGAAATGGCATTAAAATTGCCATTTAGAGATTTGCCAGAATATAACGGCTTGATCGATAATGTGGATCCTCTAAAACAAACATTCGGGTTAGAAGCAAATATATTTCTTACTGGAAAAAATATTTTAAGCCCAAGAGTAGGAAGAATAAGATGGTATATGCAAAACAAACAGATTTACCCAGGCATTGTAAACGATCCAGAACTAAATTACTTCACAACTTTTTTTATGAAGAATGGTTACAGTAGTGGAAATCTCTCAATGCCTTTGAACCTTAAGGTTAGACCATCTCAATTAAATGATGGTGATGATACAGTAAAAATCGTGAATCTTACTTTAAGCAATCTAAAAATAATGGTTGGTGCGTAATGGCATATGTTATAGGTGGCACAGCTAATTTACACAAAACTCATGTTGCAAAAATAGGATATAGCTTATGCGATCCTGATGCTGTTGAATCTAAAAGTTTTGATGTAAACTGCTCATTAGTTTGTTATTTAAAACAACCTTACATTTCTGGTGTGGTTACATTTTACACCTATAGGGAGGATTGCAACAATCAATTGGTTGGAACGAGATTATATGCACCCAACTTCTTTATGATTCTTATAGGATGTCCTTCTGATTACAATGAAGACAGCGTAATGAATAATGTATGGACAGGAACAGCTAGTCATACTACTTCTCAGGGGGTTGATAATCTAGGTGAACCCGCTGGATATAGATTAAAAATGGAGGCAGTAATGGCAGCATTGCCTTCTGGCAATCTTAACCTAAGTGTTTCTACTTCAAGATTAATGCCAGGAAGTTTGCAGTATGTTGGGTGCAATTCTGTAGGTTTTGAATTAACAGAAATTACTGGATCTGATGGAGAATATGGAAGAAATTTTAGATCACCATTAGTAGCAACATCATTTAACGATAATGAATGTGGTGGTGAAGTTAAATATGTAATGGCAGAAGTTGCTCTTATTAGCTATCATTTTGGTTGTTCTTTAGCATATCAAGAAGCATCACCAAAATGCAATTTAAGATCAAGAAGGGGAGGTTTTATTCGTGAATATTCTTGTCTAGTTGCTTTAGCAACTCCAAAAGATAAAACATCTTGGTTGCCTAGAGTTTCCCAATTAGGTGTTAATGGTGAAAATTGCGGTCAAAATGATAATTGCGGTTGTTATTATTATGATGGGATTCAAATGTTTCCTCATAGAGAATTTCCAAATGAATTATTAAATGTTGGTTGTCCTAATGAATTGCCTTTTAACAAAATACAAAGAATTCAATGTGGTCAAATTGGTGTTTCTGGTATGGGTAAATACGAAATAATTTTAAAAACAATCGGGATAGGTTCAATTTGTGTTGCTGTTAGAGTCTTTGGAATAACTGCTGGGCCTTGGGTCATAGGGTCATTAACCGTTTTAAAATACACAAGTCCTTTTATAATGCAAGCGGACTTTACTGGACTTCTTGCTGGAGATCCAGTATTTCAATTTTATGGAATGGAATTCCCAACTGCAACAGTAGAAGATTGCCAAGTGAATCCTATTCAAGATTCAGCATATTCTGAAACGCCAGAAGAATTTAAAACAAAACTTATTGAAAACAATAGTAAAGAAAGTTCGGCAACAGAAGAGTCTATGAATAAAGCTAGAGAAATGGTGAAAAGGATTTTCCAAGTAAAGAACAAGCCATGCGTAAGTTTAGGTATGGCTTTAGAAGAAGTTGCTTCGTGCGGGTGCGGTGGAAGTGTCCTTCACGAATGTAAAATTTATAAAACCTGTAGGCAATCTGGAAATGACGAAAAAGTTCAATTATGTTGGAAATGTTCTGACTATTCTGGCGAATAATAAAGGGTATTGTTTATGGCAACATTAATTCCGTTTCCTTGCTTTGCAACAGATTTTGAAGCTGGACAGCATCTATTAAATGTGGATGTTTTAAAAATGGCTTTATCTGCTGGAGAGTACGACCCTATCGAACAGATATATTTGCCACTCCCCATGAATAAAACAAATTGGAACAGTACGGACTTTCCAGAACTTTTTGGTAGTCTTTCATATCCAGATGGTGGTTATGTTTTAGAAAAAACAAAATACAAGGAATCAGAAGGTGTATACACATTGTTTTTAAAAAACCTTGATTTCACTTGCCCAGAAGGTCAGTTTTTTGGGCCTTTTAGATACTTGATAATTTACAATCATACCATCAATGATAGATTGATTGGATATTATGATTACACGGAAGTAAAAGAATTAGCTTCTGGAGAAAGTTTTTTTGTTGATTTTGATCCAGATCAACTTATACCAGCGATAATGGTAGATACAATTGGAAATTCTTTAACCCCTCCACCAACCCCGCCCCCAACTCCAGCCCCAACATTTCCGTATGGCTTTACTTTTTTAGACCAAACAGGAACAGGTGATTATACTGGAACTTATACTGGTAATGGGGTTAAAGAAACTCCACCATTGCAAGTTACTATGCTTAGTGACGGCACAACTAAATACATGGATTTTAGAGCGGAAAGAAATGGAATTCTTTATTATAAATACAAGGTTTCTGATTTCAAGAAAACCGAAGCAACAGCATCTATGTTGATTAATGGTTATCAGCAAAAAGGTGGAAACAGATTCACAGGTACTGTTTATGGATCAGTAAATATTAAGGTGAATCATCTGGTGGTTTTTAGTTTTAATTCTGGTTATATTCCAGAAGGAACTACATCAGAAGCATCAGTAGTTTTTACTTTAAATATTGTTGAGCCTGAACCTATTTAAGATGTCCGAATGAAACCTCTCAACCTGACACAATTCTACTTCGGTTGAGATGAGTCTCAGGAAATTGTGAAAACAAGCCCTAGCTCCATTCGGACAATGTTAATATATCAAGCCTGTTTCTTATCTTCAAGCTTTTCAACAGAAATATTTATTGAACCAGGGCGAAGCGATTTCATCAACCCGTCCGTAGGTGAACCCATGATGGTTTGAAGTTCATGTCTAGCATCACTAGCAGCATCCAGTTCTTTCTGCCACTCGGTGAACTTCATAAACAGTTCTACCGCTTTCATGTTGCCACCCCGAATTTTTCTTACTAGGCAACTCTTTACGATAGCCATGTCTTCCTTGGTAATGGATTCGACATAGAATCGTTTCATTTCTTGAATGTGTCGATAGTATGGATTTAAGTACATTATAACCTCCAGTTGTTTTTCTTAGAAATTCTTGCAGAAGCTCTACCCCTATCCCTTACATTTTTTGGTATGGAGTTATACATCGTTCCTCGAACTTTCCTGTTTCTTACTGCTACAATTCCAAGTCTACCTGACCCGCCTCTTCTGAATGGTCGAGCTTTTCTAGCAATGATTGAGTAGTCCTTTAGGCTAGGCGATCCATACCAGTATATGAAGCCACCTCTCCAGTTATTTGCCACCCATTTATTAAAAGTGGCCTTACCTACCCTTGGGTAAATATAACCGATATTTGGGCCTCTAGCCCTCATTACAACCGAACCTGACTGAGCCTTTGCCATAGGGAAGTATTCAAGAGACTTCATCCAAGCAGATGGCGGTTTATATATTATTGACTGGCTAGTAGCGGTAATATCTGGATCAGGTGCTGGACTAGTATTCGTAGCCCTGCCAACCCGCTTGGCTCGGTCTTCTAAAAGTTTCTTCAGTTTTTCTATAGCTCCTACTAAATCTGCCATCGAAATTCCTCTTGCTTTTTGCTAGAATACTGTTACCTATTTTACCTTGTTTTAGAAAGGATGCAATATGTTAAATAAAGCTGGGGCAGACTGGATGGTAGAAGCCATTGCTGCCTATGAAAAAGGAAAACCTTCTCAGTCAATAGCAGCGAGTTTGATCTATATCTCTGAGACACTTGAGCTTATGAGAATGTTGATCGACCCAGAAACACCCGAAAATGTTGAATTCCCAGGGGGCAAGGAGTTTCCAAAATCATGATCGACTCCGATAGTTTCTATGAAATGCTGGAAAATATCCAGCGTGGGATCGACTTTAAACTAGCAATGAAAGCTTTTGGCATCTCTAGAAGGGATCTTGAACCTTGGCACAAGAAGGAGATGGTCAAAGCCAAAGCACAGGCAACCATTGCCATGCAACAGGTTATCCATGAACATGGGAGTGAAGACTGGCGAGCCATGCAATGGATAATTGAACGCAATAATAAGGAACGAGATGATGAGCAAGAACTCCAAAAACTCCTCAACAAACAACTTGCAAAAGAAATGGCAAAGGGTCTTATCGAGTCCAGTATTGCAGGGGAAACTCTCGGAAATCCAAGAGGTCAAGAGGGTGAATCGGGAGAAGCAGAAGACTATAGTGATACCGAAAAACCCAGGGGAGTATTGCGAATACCTCGGAATATCCCTGACCCCCCAGCAGATGGAAATATTTGATTCGGTTGCCAATGGTGCAAGAAAAGTTCTAGTTAGATCCGCACACAATCAAGGCAAAACTTTTTTGTGTGCTGTTATTGCTTCATGGTTTCACGATCACTTTACTCCATCCGAAGTTTTGATTTCAGCACCTGTTGCCCAGCAGATCAAAGATGGTGTGTTCAAAGAACTACGCAGGGTTAGACCAAGAGATCCAAACTGGATGCCCAAGGCTAATCGTCTTGAAAAGAATCCCTCGCATTACATTCAAGGTTTAACCGCTCAAAAAGCTGATGCTTTCCAAGGTAGACATTCCGCTGGTGGTTTGTGCATCCTGTTTGACGAAGCATCTGGTATTGAACCCACATTCTGGGAAAGAGCAGAGTCGATGCTTTCAGCAAGCAAAGAAAACTGTTTATGGTTCTGTATTTTCAATCCATACGATGCCTCATCCCCTGCTTATTTTGCTGAGAATTCACCTGACTGGAAAGTGTTTCACCTATCTGCTTTAGACCATCCTAATGTGGCTTTTAAGGCCGATCTTGTTCCAGGTGCTATTAACTATGAGTATGTAGAGAACCGCATTAAAAACGAATGTAGATCCGCTAGAGAAGGCGAAGAGTTGGAACCAGGGTTCTTTACCTTCAATGATAAAAACTACATGGTTGAAGATCCGCTTTTTGACATTCAAGTTCTTGGAAGATACCCTAGTAAAGCTATCAACTCGGTATGGGGTGCGTTGGCACTTAAACAGATCCTTGATCCGATTCAGCTTAACAAAGATTGGGTGGTTCAAATCGGTGCTGACCCTGCAAGGTTCGGTGACGATAGATCCTGTTTGGTTGTCAGGCATGGATGTTGCATCATAGATGCAAAGGAGTACCGTGGATTGTCTACGAAAGAGTTCTCGGAAAAGATTAAAGAGTATTGCCAAAAATATGAGAACCCAAGGCAATCGCAATACAAGATCCCTGTGCTTATTGATGAGGGTGGTGTTGGTGGTGGTGTGGTCGATAACAAGGGTGATTATATGTTTTACGGCATTAATTCATCTGGTGAAGCACCAAGGTGGCGGGAGTTCCCGAACATGAGATCCGCTCTTTGGTTTGAGGCAGCAGAACTTGCTATGGAGGGTAAAGTATCTATCGGGCATCTTCCGTTGCATATGCGTGAAAGAATGATGGAAGAGTTACGCACACCAGTATACATTGTGGATACAAACGGAAGAAGAGTGGTTGAATCTAAGGACATGATGAAAAGACGACTCAAGCACTCTCCTGACCTTGCAGATGCGTTTAACCTAGCTCTGATGTCGATCCCTCGGATTGGGATCGAGAAGGTGATTGGTCATTTATAACGATGTACATTGATCCAGCACCATTTTTATCCCTGCTTTTTCTGATTGAAATCTCACCGCAATCTTGAAGGTATCGAATTGCATCGTCAACCGATTGCCCGCTGTGTACGATCTTCCTAAGATGCCTCTTAGCATCAATCATTTTTACACCATACACATCTGGTTCGATTTCGTTTAGTGAATCCTTGATCATGTTTAGTAGCTTGTCCGTGATTTCACCAAACTTAGTATCAGATACCATAACTGTATTTGCGGTCTGTCTCTTATTCACTTCACGCACGAATCTAAATCCAGAAGTAACTCCAGCTAGAGAAATTGTGTCAGCGTTTATGTCTTGGCTTAATTCCCACAGGCAAGCTATTTTCAAGGCCAACTCAGGAAGTCTAGCACATGAAGAAGCTTTTTCTTCTTCGCTGTTCTTCTGATACTTGGAATACAAATCATCATTTTCCCATACTTGAGTTTGAAAGAATTCCAACGCATCTTCATCAAGTAAAAGAACCTTTGAATCCTTTTCAATCTGGTTTAGTGGTGCATTTCCAAGTGCATCAAGCTTAGTATCTTGCATAAATTCTTTGATAACCCCAGGAACAAGATTCTCATTCATGGCAATCAATCGTGCAGCAACCTCTACCAAATATTCTGGAATAGGTTCTGATACTGACATACCCCGAAGATTCATTCTGCCTCGAATTGCAGATTGTAGAATCAACAATCTATTGTAAAAACCTGACCGAAGCATCTTAGGCGATAAAGCTTTGAAATACTCTTCGGGGGTCGATGAAGTCATAATGGAAAGGAATGGATAGCGAATAAAATTTTCTGAATCCGCATCACCCGCTTTAGCTCGCCTCTTAATGTAGTTAGATGTAAACAGTTCTAGCATTGTTCCCATAACATCATTGAACCTTGTGTCACCCGATTTAGCTTTCTCAAGATCAAATGCACCTTCATCAGCCATCAAAAATTTTGGGCCTTGAATTACCTTTTCTTCAAGACCTTCTCTTGAACCTACCTTCGTCATCAAGAGGCTAGCGTTGTCAATTTCCATACATATTCTAGCGTTCAATTTTCGTGGAAAATCTTTGCCCGAAGCTGTCAAACCAAGAACAACAATGTATAGGTTAAGCTTTAGTTCATTTGGCCCCATGATGGATCTTCCCACTAAAGCGGAGAACATACCTAATGCAGATGCAGCAGCGATTCTCTTCTCTGGATATAGTGCGTTTCGCATACAGTAGTCAATGTATGTGTCGATCCAGCCTGGAAAAGAAATGGCATCGTCAGGCACAATGTCTACAGTTCTAATTTGTTTAACTTTACCTGACTTTGTTGTTTCAAGGAAATCCCACCTCGATTCATTCACAGGTTCGTCTTCAATTTTGTCTATTGAATACTTTGCAAACACCTGTGCGTAAAATGTTTTCCACTCTCTACTTCCAGGCTGCCAACCTCTACTCATGCAGTAAACATAATCTTTGGTTAGCGGTATGTTTGGACTCAATCTCCAGTCTAATGGACTAAAATTCCAATAGCGATCCATGCCACCATTTTTGCACCCTGCAATTGCGTTAGGTTCTCTTCCTGACGAATCGGGATGCCAAACTAAAAAGTAATCATGCCTGACTTCAACAACCCGATAGGAATCTGGAAGAATTTCGGGCCATGAAGTTTCCGCTCTCCATTGATCTAACGCAGTTTTCTTTCCTATTTCTTTGTACTGGTAAGGTTCTTTATTTAACTCGATGAACCTCTTTGCTGCTTTTTGATCGTAAGATTGGGCAAATGACATTAGAAATTCATGCTCATCCGCAGTCAGGGTTGGAATAGTTGCCACATCACCATGAATCATTTTATATGGCTTAACTAATCCATCAATTTTTGAGACTGCCTGAGAATAGAATCCAACCACATATCCACCCGCACCCCTTGTTTCAATCAATGGTGGAGCAATCTTTTTAGTCGATCCTTTAGCTTTAGCTTCGGCTAGCCATCTCTTGCCATTTTCTGTAGACATTACCGCCAATTCACGGCATTTTGATTTACCTAATGGCAAGTAGTAGAAAATGTGCAAACCTTCAGATGGGGTTGTTTCCACGCATCCACAAAGCTTATCGTGTAGTTCTTTGCTTGATGCTTCCAAGTCAGGAAGAAAGTCAAGTGCTACCTTTGGACAGTCGATATCAAGGCATTCCAAGTCCTTATTTTTACCCACAACTGGGCCACAGTTGATGGCGATCCCTGCTACATTTGCATGGCTGAAATCTATCTCAATTTCAAGGTCTGATAGTGGGTTAGCTCTAAGCTCAACTATGCGGTTAGTTCGCTTAATTACTGGGGTTTTATCTACCTTTGTAGAGAACACCGATAAACCCTGTCCACGAACACGCAAAGCCTGTTTTTTTATTTCTTCCAAGGCACACCTATTCCTTTGATTTTGTTGTTAAATTAGTTAAGATAATGATGCTGGGTCTGCTTCCTCCCAGCACAGGGGAGGTGGTTTCACCCTTTCGCCATCTCCCCACTTATTACTCGATTACTCTGAAAGGAATAACTATCGATGTGATAGTACCCCTTTTCATTTATGTGTGCTTTAATAGCAATTGGTTTCGGGATCGTATCCAACCACTCTTGAGATTGCAAGCCTTCTTTATTCATATTCCAATGCTTGTCTGGTAAACCTTTTGCACCAATAGACTTAAGCCATTTCCAAACTATAAATTCTAATCCATGTTTCAATGAGTGATAGCATCTGATTAGCTTCCCTTCAAGCGTTTCGTGTGTTTCGAGTATACAAGGATCTGATGCTGGAGTTTTACGATAAATCGTATATCCAGTAGCAACAATCTCATACTGCTTGGGTTGTCTTCCCGCAAGGATTTCGCCATTAGTTTGACTCGCAGAAAGTTTTTCTGGGAATAAAGATTCTTCTTCCTTTGGCTTAAAGTATCCGCAAGAAGGGCAAATGATATTGCCAATCCTGTGTATGAGATTACATGAAGGGCAACGCTTTACTTTAGCTGCTGGAAGTTCTATGCCTTGGGCATCAACTACAATCTGATCGATACAACCATGCCTAAGAGCATTGTCACCGAAATCAAGAATTAAGCAGTTCTCTTTATCTGGAGCAAGGCGAAATCCCCTGCCAACCATCTGATACCAAAGACCCTTTGACATCGTTGGCCTCATCACCACAACGCAATCAATCATTGGGGCATCAAAACCTGTGGTGAGAACAGCTACATTCACAAGCCATTTGATTCGGTCTTCCTTGAATTTTGAACGAAATTTTGCAATCGTAAAATCCCTAATATACGGATGTGTTTCGCCTGTGATTAAACTGCAACTTTGCCCCTGCTTCTTTAATTCATTAAGAATCATTTCAGCGTGTTTAATCGATGAAGCAAACACTAATACAGATTTCCTTTCAGATGTTTTTGCGATTGCTTCTTTAACGCTGGATTGAACAAGATCAGCATTTTCAAGAATCGCATCAAGATCCTTTGAAAAGTATTCACCCGCTCTTATTCTAACATTCTTTAGGTCAGGAGAATCACTTGTACCCATCGTAACTAATGGTGAAAGAAAACCTTCATCAATCAAATCTCGCACCCCGATTGCGTAGCAGCAATTATCAAAAGTCTTTTCTTTGTGTCCAAATATAATTCCGCTCTGAAGTCGATATGGGGTTGCAGTTAAGCCAACCACTTTAACTCTAGAGTTTGAAATCTTTGCCTGAGACAGAAACTTTCGATACATGGTTTCTTTGTTCTGGGAAATCAGATGACATTCATCAATCATAATAAAATCCAGATAACCAAAGTCAGCACCCTTTCTGTACACACTTTGAATCCCTGCAATCGTTAAAGGTTTTACTTCCCTTCGTTTTAATGCAGCGGAGTAAACCCCGATTGACTCAACAGGTAGGCCAGTAGTAGTTGCATAGTGTGTACAAGTTTTTGATGATTGCTCAAGCAATTCTTTTACATGGCTAAGAATCATTCCCCTGCAATTTGGGTTCGCCTCGAATGATCGTCTGATTATTTCAGCCATCACTCTCGTTTTCCCGCCACCAGTTGGGATTACTATTACAGATGAATGCCCAGGGCGATCATTTTGAAACTGGAACAGAGAATCCACGGCATCTTGTTGGTATTTTCTTAACATTATTTATCTCTCCCAAATTCACCATGAAGTTTTTTTCTTGCTTCTATAGCAACCTTAATTGCATCTTCTTTATTTTCATAAAGGCCAAAATAATGATATTTACCATTTGCAGCTATTTGCACTCTCCATTTCTTGCTTTTTTTATTCCAACTAATTCCCTTGTAACCCGATTTATTATTTTTTGAAATTTTGCTGTTGTGTCCATTTTGAAAAATAGTAACCTCTCTTAAGTTTTCTAAATTATTATTTAAAGAATTTCCATCTATATGATCAATTCGTTTTCCTATCGTAAGATAACTGTTAGCTAAAAGTAATATTATTCTACTGCATCTCATAGTAATTATTTTTTTATTAACTACAACAGATACCTTCAAAGTTTTGTATCCACTTTTTTTATCAATGCTAACATACCCACATTTACTATCTTTTTGTGCATTACTTTTTTTATTTCTAGGTAACCAAGATAAACCCGATGGGCTACTTGGATCTATTTTTAATACCGATTGTATATGTTCTAAAGGGATTCCACTTATCGATGTAATTCTTTCTTTAATTGCATTCATTAACTTCTCCCTAACTTGGAATAACCAAGAATCAAATTCGTTGCCCCATAGTTATCGGTGGTTTCGCCTATTTCGACTAGAAAAGGTTTGTCTACAAGTTCTTCGGGTTTCATCACAGTAGTAATACCGCATGAGGAAGCCAGTCGAGCTAGCTTCCTTCTTGAGTCTGCTCTGAACTTTGTGTCAGTCGAAAAGATGTGAAAGTTTGCATCTAATGCTCTGCCCTGCTGTGATCCTTGAATGATTTGCATATCGCAAGCAAGGTACTTGTTTCCCGCCCTGCTGGTCTTAATCTCCGCTCGCATGATGCGAGCAGAGTAAGTTCCAGCGGGAATCGGTTTGGTTTCTTCTGGATCAAATAAAGGTTCGTCACTCATGTTAAGCTCCAAATAGAGTTGGGGAATTGTCTACAAATTTCTTCCTCTTAATCGGGAAGCTGACAGGTTTGATTTTTCGTTCTTCCACCCGCTGAACAGGATCTGTCTCAATTGATTTAAGAACCCGAATGCCATTATCATCCTCGATAATCAACCTAGATGGGGTTCTTGGAGTCCAAAGAGCTATATCAAGAGCATCTTCTAAACATTCTGGGTAATCAGACTCAAAGGTGTTTTTCCAAGATTCTTTATTAGACCAACTGGGCGGGAAATTGAATTTTTCAACAATAGGTTCTGGGTCAACTGTCCAATGATGTGCTATTAATTGACCATCTTCAGTAGACCAGTCTGTGTCTACAACGCTTGCAATTCGTGAGCGATACATTCCCCTGCGTTCCAAAGTTTCAATAAAACTTTTTTCACCAAAGGCATTCGTAACCGCTGCTCGCAACTCAAAAATATTGGCAATAACTTCCATGTCTACCACTCCCTTTTAAATTTTAAACTTACATCCATTTTTTCGATCACAGGACTGTCAGACATCAACTGTGTTGACAATCCTGTTTCAATCGAATTTCTAGTTCCTTGGCATCCAACCAAAAAACACACTAACAAAATTAAAAGTCTGCTCATGCTGCACCTCCTTACCTTTCTTATCGGTTGCTTCCAGATGCAACATGAGCAAAGATTAGATAGCTTTCAAAAACTTTTCTACATTTTCATATGTATTTCCGTTTTTTTCGCTATTCTTGATTTTAACTACACAGGACTGACCAATGATATTGGTCAGGGTCATCCGATCAAGGCCCAAGGCAGCATCAAGACTCTGCCTGAGTTTTGCATGAATATTGCAAACCTGTGGGTTAGGATGACCATCCTTGATGTACAAGGTAAAGGTTTTAAATCGCCCCTGCATATCATGCGGAGCATCGATCTGACAACCAAGAGACAACCATTTCTTGTCATCTTTGGTGCGGACTTCAGCCCTAGTGATTGTTACTGGATATTCCCCAGCGGGGAGGATATCGGATTTCTGAAGTTCTTTCGCTTCATCAACCCCAAAGATTTCAAAGTCATCTGATAAGCTCATAACTACTTCCCTTTCTTGAAAATTTCATTGATCTTAGTAACAAAACTATCAACAGTCATGGTTCCAGTTACGCCTGGAATCCGTGATTTCGCAGTTAACCCGCCCCTTGGTGTAACAGTAATGGTTCTGCGAACCTCATTACCATCTTTCTTAATAATCGGTTTACCATCGTCACCCACCATTAGGTCGATTTCAATAAATCCAATTAGATCAGCCCAAGAAGTAACCCATTCAGACATGGCTTTATCAGCCCGAACTCCGAAGCTAGCGTATTCACCTCTTGTTGGATCATTAACTGATTTAACAGTACTGTGACACAAGAAGTAAACACCTAAATCCTTCTTAGCATTTAAGCTATTAATCAGTAGAGACATCTGAGTAACAGACTCTACTAAGCCTTTACCATACCCACCGCAAGCTAGCACGATTGATGATGCTCCAGAGGTTTGGCAGATGTGCTGATGCAACAATCTTTCCAAAGCAGTAAGAGAATCGATGACAATGTTTTCATAAGCAAAGTCTGGAGATGTTACGATCTCTTTGACCGTAGCTACAAATTCTGCCCATGTTTTGATTGCCACGCAATCAATGTCTATGCCTGAGATGCCACCCTCGACATCGATAAACAAAGCTTTTGTAAGCTTACTGCCCATCGTAGATTTACCCGAACCTTCAGCCCCGAAAACAACTGCTTTCGGTTTGTTAAGCTGGCCAAAACCAACAGGCTTCCCAATCTTCATGTTAACCCCTTCCTTTAAAAGTAACTTCAAGCTCATACTTTTTGAGTCCGTGATACAACGATATCACTTTGACTGATTCAACATTTGCACCAAATTGGGTGCGTAGTCCAATCCTTACAATTTCTTCAAGCTGCTCATTTGATAATTCAATAGAAACAACTGTGTTTAAATCGCCCATTTTCATTCGCACCTTTAGAATAGTGTCAGAATATGACCCTCTTCCTGATGTAATATCATCTATTGAAATAATGCTCATCATCTTATTTTGGCCAATAGCATGGGTGCTAATGCCGTTAAACAAAAGAAACTTTAAAAGTTGCTCATCAGCGTTAACAACACCTGTTATGGTTAGCGGTTCCACAGATGCATCGTCATTAAGATTGCATGGTGGCGAAAAACTCGGAGCAACTATCTTCATCAACTCTCGATCAATCATGGTAATTTCATCTTCCATGACATTCCCCTTTCTAAAAAAAAGTAAAAAATAACTAGCGGTGTGTGTTACTAATTGGCCTCGGTAAGAACCAATGTCTTTTTAGGGTTCACAACAAGCTTACCCATATGACCACCGCTAGTAATCATCATCATCCAGATGTATCTCACCATCTGAACAAGATTCGGTTTCTGCCTTGGCAGCATTTTTTTTGTCTCTTGGAATTATTGGGATCGTATTATCACCTGAGTGATAAAGATCAATTCCGTAATACAATCTAGCTTCCAAGACAATTATTTTTTCTGTGCTTCCAGGGGGATGTGGACAAAAGCTTGCAGCTTCGTCATAGGATAGCAATTTATGTTTCTGCTTCTTAGGCATCGTGCCAACTCCAAACTCAGTTCCACTCCCACCACATCGTCTATCCTACGATCCGTTAAATTAAAAGTCAAACCAAAAACAGAAAAAAACAGAAAATAAAAGAAAATAAAAGAATCTATGGTAATTAATAATATTTGTGATAGGATAACAATGTTGGAAACTTTAACCTTTTGAAAGGGGTGTTTTATGTGGTACGCAATCCACGATAATCTTCTCGCTCTAGCTCGTTGGCTAAAGGAAGAAGGTCAATGGGATGGTGCTGGAGGTGTTGGCAATTTGATTTATTATTTTGAAAAGCCTTGGAAATATGATGCTGAATGGAATGCTTATCAAGCATCACTAATAAAGGAGAAGGAAAATGCCAAAAAAACACGGGTCTAAGAAAGACAGGCAAAAACTCACGGTAGTTTTTCGACCTAATTCTGATTTAAAAGAGCAGCTAAATTACTTGGCACTTAGCCAAAACAGAACTATGAATGGTCAAGTTCTGGATATCCTTGAGAAATTTTTTAAAGAAAGAGCAATCTAATGTTTCCTATCGAATATGTGTCTCACTCCCGCCTCGAATTGTTTAGAAAATCACCTGTTCTGTATAAGAAGACTTATATAGACAAGGTTGTGGTTCGTGATCCTTCTCCAGCAATGATCCTTGGATCTTTAGTTCATGCAATGTTGCTTGAACCAGCTACAGTTAGTGAACGCTTTGCGGTTGCTCCTGTCTGCGATAAAAGGACTAAGATTGGTAAAGAGACTTGGGATAACTTCAAAACATCTTTAGCAGATGGGGTTGAAATCATAACCCATGATGATGTCGAGCAAGCTAATAAAATGATTGCTGCAATTGCAGAAAATTCTGCATCACAGTATTTTAATTCGCCATCAATTATTCGTGAAAGCGAAATCCTGACAACGATTGAATTTGATGGGCAACCATTGCAAATCAAATTTATTCCTGATATGTATTGCCCAGAGCGTGGACTTCTTGTTGATCTAAAAACAGTTGGTTCTTATGATCCAATGGATTGGGCAAAGGAATGTGTATTTAACGGATACCTTCGCCAGATGGCTTTGTATCGATTCTGCCTGAGATCAATGCACATCCCAATTAACGATGTTTACCATATCATCGTTGATAAAAATGAGTATCCTTCTTGCATGATCTGCCAGTTTGATTCGAGTGATTTGGATCGGGCAGAGAACCAAGTTTTTGAAGCGATTCGTAAGTACCTCGCTGCCCATCAGACTGGTGTATTCGTGCCTGAGTATTATGGCATTGTGCCAAAGATTACTGCACCCGCTTGGTCATGGAGATAATATGCCAGTAGATCCTATATTGTTTACCCTTCCTCCATCAGCTAACGCCTGTTGGAGGAATTTTAAAGGCAGGGTTATCCTTAGTGAAAAGTATCGCCAATGGCGTGAAGAAAACCTTCATCATGTCGATGATCGAAATAAGATAGAAGCCTGTTTGTTTCCAGTCGATGTACTAATTATGGTGTACCCTGGAAAAAATTGGAGAAAATCTGATCTGGATAACCGCATTAAGCCGATATTAGATCAGCTTCAACATTGCGGGTATTTGCTTGGTGATGATACTGATTGTGTTAAATCCATCACTATTAAACTAGGCCAAAAGCTTAAAAATGACGATGATTCTTATGTGGCAATTGAGCTTACCAAAAACTGAAAGGAAAGGGTATAATGTCCGTTAATAAAGATTTGGGGAATGGAAGCCCAGAGGATAACAAAATGGCAAAAATATCGAAAGTTGCAGCAGTTCAAACCTGTGCTAGAAGAGCTTGCTTTATTGCAAGGGAACTTACAGGTCTTGAAATAATGCCTGACGAGATGTTTGCTGCTGCCTCCGAAGCTTTGGCTAATTTATCGGTGCTTTGGGAAGATTCCGAAGTAGCTAAACGCAAGCCAGATTCCTACATTAATTTCGCTGCTTGTATGGCTTGCTGCGAATGGTCTAAGTCTGTCAGGAAGGTTGACAGTAACGAGCCTTACGAGCTTAATAAAAAGCGTATTGCTGAACTTCTTGAAGAGGTTGCAGAAATTGTAGATGGTTTGTTTCCTGGGTTGATGGCATCCAAAGGATGTGAACAGGCTATCTATGATGGTGTGAGTGTGACAGTCAATGGAATTGAGGCAAGTGGTTGGAGATGGACTCAGAAGTTAAATGAGCGAATTGTTATACTTATGAGTTTGTATCCTATACTAAAATTCCAATCCGCAAATAGTTCTAAACTTTTGGAAATTGCAGAAGAATTAGTTAGAAAGAAAGGGGAATAGTTATGCCAGTATATATCGGGGATGAATTGTATTTGACTAGCCCAGAAGCCCAGTTGGTTATGGGTGTTAAAGCTGGATTGATTGCTCATTATTTCTACCGAAATGAATTCCGTGGGGTGATTGATATGAGTGATCAAAAGCCTCTTATGGATGCGATCAAGCTTGTTGGAATTGAAATCGATCCAGTTGAACTGGAGAAGTTTCATAAAAAAAGCAAGAGTCATTTTCTCGTACCCATGTCTTCCGTATTAGCTAAGATGATGCGAAGGGAAACAAGAAAAATAACAGCAAAAGAAAAAAGAATTGCTGTTGCGTTAAAGAGAGAAGAGAAAGCTAAAGAAAGACAGTTGATTGATGAAAAGGTTAAGGAAGCTGTCTTAGAGCAGATTAACATGAGAAGAGAAATGGAAGGTGTTTCTAATGCTGAATCAAATGGATAACAAGTATTTTTTGAAAGATCCATCTGTAATTTCTTTTAGCGGTGGTAGGACATCTGGATTCATGTTGGCTAAAGTTCTGGAGGCACATGAAGGTGTGCTTCCAGAGCATATTAAAGTTGTTTTTTGTAACACAGGTTTGGAACATCCAAAGACTTTGGATTTTGTTCAAAAGTGTTCTGAAGAATGGAAGATAGATATAGTTTGGTTGGAATATGTTGGTAGAAAATTAGACCCAAGATACAAAATAACTAATCATAAAGATGCTTCAAGAAACGGAGAACCATTTGGGATTCTTATTGATGAGCGACAGTATCTTCCTAATCCTGTTGCCAGGTTTTGCACAGTCGAATTAAAAATAAGATTGCTGGATCGATATATGAAAGATGTTTACGGCAAACTTTTTCATAAGCATAATCAACTTATTGGATTGCGATACGATGAGCCAAGAAGGGTGGCAAACATAAAAAAAAACACTAGGAGAAATCCAGCGTTAACACCTATGTTTGATGCTCGACATACATTGCCAGATGTTATGAGTTTCTGGGGTAAACAATCTTTTGATTTAGATATTCCTCAACATCAAGGCAATTGTCAGGGTTGTTTTTTGAAGTCTCGATATCGATTGGATTTGGTTGCAAAAGAAACTCCCGAAGCTTTGGATTGGTGGATCGAACAAGAGAAAAAAATGATTGGTAGTGCTGTAGCTAGGCAGCATACATTCCGAAAAGATCGACCAAGCTATGAAAATGTAATGAAACAATCTAGAATGCAACTTCCAATGTTTCCAGATTTTGATGATACTGTTTCTTGTCATTGTACTGATTGAAAGGAAAAATAAGTGATTGAATTAATTATTGCTCCATTGGTTTTTGGTCTTTTAGGTGGTCTTGCCGTTTCTTTTTTAAGGGAAAAATTTAATGGATAGATATCTTTTAAGT